ATGGTAGATAAATTTAAAGGCTGGGTAGCAAAACGTTTTACAGAAAGAACATCTTGGGATGGAGCAATGCTTGTCCTACTAGGAGTTTTAGTATTAATTGCTAAACCAATTGCAGGCTTACTTGCATATGCGGCTATCGCATACGGTGCTTGGACTATTTGGAAGAGTGAATAGTGAATGCCACAGGTAGTAAATCTTACAGATAGTGCAATTAAACACATGGAAGGCTTAATTGAAAAGACCGGCAAGCCCATCGTTCGATTACAAATGAAGGGTGGTGGGTGTGCCGGATTTTCATATGACTGGCAGATGAGTGATTCCAAAGAATTGGATGACGAAATTGTAAAACTTCCTAATGGTGAATTTGCTATTGATGGTTCAAGTTTACTGTATCTAATAGGAACTGAAATAGACTATGTAGAAGAAGTTTTTGGTTCCTATCTTCAAATAAAAAATCCCAACTCAACATCAAGTTGTGGTTGCGGCGAAAGCGTAGGCTTTTAGTTATTACCGATTATAATGTCTGCATTTACAGGCATATCCCATATTTGTTTTTGTTCCACACCCTTGCGTTGTGCAAAACGCTTGGCATCACAATTACTGCAAACATGAAAGTAATTGTTATTCAGCCGGGCTTTGCTAATCTTTTTTAGATCCCTAATAAATACAGTATCGCAATTATCACAGCGTAGTTCAACCACGGTCTTAACACGTTTATATGTGTGTTCCTTACCCAACTTGCTATTGCGTTTGTGTTCAGTAATTTCTTTTTTCGTGCTTAAAAACATAGTTATATTTACTATTTTACATTAGGCTTATAGAATTATTTGATAAATATTAGAGCAAAAAGAATCTTTCAGGAGATAAAATGGCAAGAAAAGTAGTTGATGTCGGTGCTGTAGGTAATGACGGAACGGGTGATAGTATCCGTGATTCGTTTAGTAAGGTAAACGACAACTTTAGAGAATTATATAGTTCACTAGGACTCGGCGAAAGACTAACATTCGTTGGACTAGATGACACACCGTCAAACTTTGTTGGACAGGAAGCGGCAGTTGTTGCTGTTAATCCTACAACTGACGGATTACAGTTTAAACAGATTACTGCTGGTATCGGCGTGTCCGTTGATACAACCAGTAACAGCAATCAAATTATCGTAAGCACACAGTTTTCTGAAATATCAGGTGACCCTACTCCGCAATTGGGTGGAGATCTTTCAGTTCGATCAGGCGGTCAAACTTTTAAAATCAAGGATCTTGCAACTCCAACTGAAGATACCGAGGCATCAAACAAGAGTTATACCGATTCAAAACTTTCACGTGCAGGTGTCGATGCAATAGATCCTGCAACAGGATCAACACAAAGTGCTTTCGGAACCATGAGTGGTCCGTTGGTTCTTTCGCGTTCTCCAGAACCGGATGATGACGAAAGATACGACGGATTAATTGCAGCAACCAAAGCATATGTTGATGGATCATCCTTTGGATCGTCTGTCAACTTATACGTTGCTACATCAGGTGAAGATACTCGTGCAGGAGTATCGGATCAACTACAAGGAAGAGCACTTGCATATGCATATAAAACAATTGAAGCAGCATGTAAGAAAGCGGAAGAAATTTTATTAGAATCAAATGATGACATTGGTCCATACGAGAAAAAATTAACATATGATAGTGGAACTAAATCAGTTGAGTTATCATCAATTGTTACATCTCCCACATCGGGAATAGGGTTTGCTGGGACAGCCAGATTGAGCGTTGACACTATCTCATTAAACGCTATTGGAACCAACTACCAAGCAGGCGATATTATCGAACTTAGTGGTGGAACTGGAGACGCAGCAAGATACGAAGTTTTAACGACAGCATCAACTCCTGGTGCAGTTGTAACATTTAGACAACTATCATCAGGTAACTACACAGTATTACCAGGAGCAACCGGTGTTGCTTCCACGTCAGACAGTGCATTTGGTAGCGGAGCAACTTTTGATGTCACATACAAGGTTAACAATGTAACAATCACCAATGGTGGTAGTGGACACAGTCTAGTTTCTGTGCGTATCACAGGTGGTGGCGGTAATGGTGCATTTGGTATTGCCAAAGTGGTAGCAGGCGTAATTACAGCCATAGAAGTCACAGACTCAGGAAGCGGCTTTACTTCTCTTCCTACAGTGTCGGCGGACCTTCCAAGATTCTTGTTAAAGACTGAAGGACTAAGAACTGACTTTACGGGCGATGTGTTAACTGATACTGATGTTGCATTTAGAACAAGAGATCTCAGAGAAGGATTGTTCATTAAGGGTTTAACTTCCGGTGCACAGGCACAGATCCTAGCACATGAGGGTGCTTTGGATTCAGGCGGAAATGAAATATTCGATGTGGATATTAAGTTTGGTAACTTTATAGTAGGTGAGGAATTATCATACGGTGATATTACTAATCAGACACAGATTACTATATTGATTGAAAGTGGAACGTATGAGGAAAACTATCCCATTAAGGTTCCTCAAAACGTGGCACTAGTAGGTAATGAATTTAGACGCTGTATTGTTAAACCAAGAGCAGGGACTTCTAGTTCTCCTTGGGCATTCCAGCGATTCAGAAGAGATACAACCATAGATGGATTAACCACTGCTACACAACTCTACGGTTATCACTACTTGGAAGATACAACACAACCGGTATATCCTAAAATTGATAACGGTGGTGGCTACAAAAGTTCTGCACAGTTAATCAAATTAAACAGAACGTTCTTGCAGAATGAAGTTACTGCTTGGATCAATTATCAGATACAAAATAATATATCACCATTTACTAGTTCTTTTACTTACAATGAAAATTTATGTAAGAGAGACGTTGGACTGATACTTGATGCAATGATCTTTGATTTAAAATACGGCGAATACAATAGAACAATATCCGCTGGATTGAAATACTATCAAAGTGCTAGTGGTAGAATAGCAATCGGTGCTCAACTTTCACAAACAATTGCATCAATTCAACACCTAGAAACACTATTGCTAGATATTATTGACAATGATCCTATAGTGACTGTTTACAATACTACATTCCTACAAATTACTGACGGAGCATTTGTTAAAGAAACAGGCACTGAGGATGTGTTGGAAGAGTTGTTTGATGCATTCGAGGATATAATTGATGGATCAGGCAGTGTAAACTATCCCAAGGACAACAATAAACTAGATGTATTCCTTTGTAACGATGCTGTTATTATTAGAGCATTAACCATGCAAGGACATGGTGGATTTAGTATGGTATTGGATCCTACCGGACAGATACTTGCCAAATCGCCATACGCACAAGAATGTGCATCATTTTCAAGATCCATTAACGCACAAACTTTTGCGGGTGGTATGTTTGTTGACGGGTTTGCAGGTAACCTACAGTTTAGACACAGTGCAAATACCAGTGCAACAAGAATAGAAGTTACCGGACTTGATAGATTTCCGGAACTGCCAGCATCATTTATTGTCGGCGATGACGTTTTTAAAATTAACTATGTAAGAGATTTTGCTTATAGTCCGAGTGGAAGTTCGGCTTCATTGATTCTTGATGAAACAACACCTTTCACACTAACACCTGGAACACAAACGATTGCAAGTATTACCCAGGCTGATCCGGCAGTGATTACTAAAATAGATCACGGACTACAGGCTGGTTCAACTGTTGTATTTTCTACTACAGGAACACTTCCGGGAGGAATTATAGCAGGAAAAGAATACTATGTTTCTGAATCAGGACTAACGAATAATACATTTAGAATTACACCAGACTTCTTGGGTAACGTTGAAGTTATAACCACAAGTGCAGGTAGTGGAACTCACAGTTATCAAAGACTGTATGAATTATTGATGCCTGGTAATAGATCAATGCTATCAAATGACTTTACACAGATAGCCGACATGGGATACGGATTGTTAGCAACCAACGGTGGACTAACAGAAGCAGTATCAATGTTTACCTACTATTGTTATACTTCATACATGTCATTAAACGGTGCCCAGATTAGAAGTATTGGCGGATCCAGTGCTCATGGAGTTTACGCACTGGTAGCAGAGGGATCGGATCCGCTCGAACTTCCAACTCCATCAACACTTTATTATGATGTTGCACAGAGAGTGGACTGTTACTTTCCAAGTGCATCCTTCCAAAACGTTCAAAATGGGCTAGTTGTATATGTTAACAATTATGATTATACACCACTAAACAACTCGGAACTTGAAGTTGACCATGGAAACTTAATTTATAGATATCCAGTTACATCTGTATCCACAACTGACTTACCAGATGGTGTTGCCAAACTTAATTTAACCAGTGACACAACTGGAAACTTTGAAGGATTATTTGCTGCCATTCCAAATGGAACCAAGATGAGTTTGAGATCAAACTCACAAATTATATTAACAGGTGAGTTGGCAGATGTTGCTACCAGACCATCAACGGGTTTAAGATTTACTGAATCTCCGACTGATGTTTATCGTGTCTTACAGTTTGAGGATTATGACGACGCAGTAAATGGTAGAGGAGCTCTCGATGTTGAGTTTACTACAGCAGATCCAACAGTATTATCATTTACTATCACCGTAACTGACATTACAGGAACTGATACGTTAACCACAGATAGGAACCATGGTTTTAGAAGAGGTGATATTATCATTCCTAAGACAACTTCCAATGGGTTAACTGCGGCAACAACTTATTATGTAATTGATGTTCCGACTTATAATACTCTACAACTTTCAACATCATCAGGGGGAAGTCTACTAAGTGGCTTGACAAACGGAACTGGACTGTCATTGGTAAACACCATTGCCCATAAACAGTTGGCAGATTATAGATTACAGTTCGAAAGCACAGGAACACTGCCCACGGGCATAGTTGCTGGAAAAACGTATTTTGTGTTGGAGACTAATTTAACATCTACTACATTTGAAATAGCAGAAGGTCTTAATGGTGCTGCAATTGAAGTTACTGCTCCAGGAACCGGTAGCATAACGGCAATAGCAGATGGTATTACAAAAACTACTCTTAGAGAAAACTACGATTATATTGACCTAACAGTATACCAACCAAGTGAGAGTGTGGGGACTTCGGGCGCAAGTCCTGTTGTGCCAGGAGCACTTACAACACTATCAAGTATCTCAATTGCTTCACCGGGCGTGTTTACAACAAGCTCACCACACGGACTGTCACAGGGAGATGTGATTAAACTAGAAACCACTGACACATTACCAACTGGTCTAAACGAAAGCACACACTATTTTGTTTCTGATAATGATGTTGACGGGCTGGGTGCTAGTTCCGTTCAGTTTACTGTTACAACTACTCCTCCTGCGTTGGCTTCATCTGTTGAAGTTGATACATCAGGCTCACAGGCCGGAACACATAGTTTTGGACTGGTATTAGGTAGAGCAGGAGACTCAACGGTAACAGTTGTTCCTGTTGCTCCTCAAGAAAGATCAAGAGTTGCTAATTCGAGATTCGTATACAAGGGTGAAGAATACGTAATTGATACGTATCAGTCTGAGGATGATCTAAGCACTAACTACGCAAGGATTACCTTGAATAGACCACTAGCGGATAGCATAATAGAATTCGAAGGTTCATATACCATAAGAAGTGCTGTCCAAACTAGAACTACAGGAGCCAGAGGTAACCTAACAATTAGAATTTCACTGACTCGTGTTACTGGACACGATTTATTGGATATCGGAACAGGGTCATATGCTGATACAAACTATCCAAATGAAATATACGGGCCAGCAGTAAACTCAGTAAACGCAGATGGTGAAACTGAAGAACGAACGGTGGGACGTGTGTTCTATGTAACCACTGACCAATTTGGTAACTTTAACGTTGGACCTTACTTTAGGGTTGACCAGGGAACAGGCCGAGTAACATTCTCCGCAGCGATTGCATTGAGTAACTTGGATGGTATTGGATTTAAACGTGGTGTGCCTATTAGTGAATTCTCAACAGATAGTTCATTCTCTGATAACGCAGTTGACACAGTTCCAACTGAGAACGCTGCAAGACTATACATTGAAAGAAGATTGGGTATTTCACACAGTGGTGCTCCAATTATTGATGCAAACTTAATTCCTGCTATATCAGGAGGATTCATGGACCTAAGCGGACAGCAGGGCATGAAATCCGATATGAATCTTAATCAACACAAGATTGTTAATGTTACTGATCCAGTTGATCCGCAAGATGCTGTTAACCTTAGAAGTTTAACATATGCTAACCTACAAGAATTTACATTTACAAATCTAAAAGCCAACGATATGATGGTGTTCACTGGTGTGGGCAACGATGCGGTTAACGCAGAAGTAGTTGGCGACATTACACTAAACATTGATTCAACAGCAAACACTATTGATGCACAAATTGAACCGGACGTAATTTTAGATGCTGACGTAAACACAAATGCAGATGTTGCACAGAGCAAACTATTAATGCAGTTAACAACTGCCAATGCAGCAGCACCAACAGGAACTGCTAGAGATAAACAAGCACGCAGTGGACTTGCAAGTTTTGACACAGCACAGTTTACAGTGGTTGATGGATGGGTTCAACTGAAAGCAAATGGTGTTCCTAAAACTGCACTAGCACAAGTGGTCGCAGAAAGTGTGTTAGGTAATGCAGGACTGACAACTCAGAATGCTGTAGATGTTCCATTTACCACGGTTGTGGACGCAGGTGGATCTGTTAAGAAAACACAGTTTGGAAGCGTGGGCTTCCTTGCAAGAACGAACGCTAGTTCAGGAACGTCAGACAGTGATTATGCCGTAATAGATTATGCTGCAGGATCAAGTTCAGCAGTAGAAATAAACAAATTAATTAGAAGAGATTCAAACGGTGACTTCGGTGGTAGAATAGTTGATGTCCAACAGTATAACATCGACGGATTTGAAGCAGTTGATTCCGGAACCAGTGGGTCAGGCGGATTCATAAGAGTTCATACATACGGTGGCGCCGGTGGCAGTGGCGGTGGTGGAATATTCCTACAGGATGGTTCTCTTGCTGCTGACAAGGCAACTTTTTATGATAACGATATACACACGTTTAGAACGCAGAATGGTTTGTCTAATGCTCCAATAGTTGCATCAAGCATACAGGTATCATCATTGACAACTGGTGGAAATACTACTGCTGGAACTGTAACTGGTAGATGGACGCTAACTGGTAGCAGTCCAAGCGAATCAAGATTTGAAGCGACATACTCAGCAGACGTTGCGGAATACTATGAGGGTGACAAGGAATATGAAGTTGGAACCGTGTTAGTATTTGGTGGTGACAAGGAAGTTACTTCTTCAAACACACACATGGACAAGCGCATTGCTGGAGTAGTATCAAATACTGCTGCATATGTAATGTATACTGCATGTCCAGGACACAAGAACCTAGTAGCACTTGTTGGTAGAGTTCCGTGTAAGGTAGTTGGAAAAATCAAGAAAGGTGACATACTAGTAACAGCAGGTATACACGGTGTTGCAACGGTAAGTGATGATCCTAAGGTAGGAACAATTGTTGGTAAGGCAATTGAAGATTACGATAGCGATCATATAGGAACAATTGAAATAGCGGTAGGGAGATCATAATGGCATACGATAATAATATTAATCCAGGTAACCCACCACTAGTATGGAGTAGAATTAGAGACGCCTTTGATAAGATCAATGAAAACTTTACTGTCATCGGAGCAAATTTAGCACGTGAAAGAGAATTAAAAATTACGCATATCGAATCAGGAACATCACAGAGTAATCCTGTAAGAATAGTTACAACTGAGATACATGATTTAACTGATAACCAACAGGTGTTTGTCTTTAATACAGGTGTATCACAATTAGATAACAACGAATACTATGTCAAATATGAAAGTGATACAGAAGTATTATTATATAACGATGTTTTACTATCCAGTCCTGTAGACGGAACGGCATTTGATGCATACGCATCAGGTGGAGGTAGAATACAAGGCTTTTCAGAATATGCAGGAACTGACTTTGAAAATTTAACAACAAACGTTTCACCCAACAGTGCTGCTACATTTAATCTAGGTAGTTTAACCAAGCCTTGGAAGTCACTGTTCACAGGAGAACATGCCGACGATGACGCAAATGCATTTAATGGAGTTTGGTTAGGATCAGCACAAATTAAAGGAAAGCCGGGCGGAATAGTAGACTTACCTTTAGGATCAACAGTAAACGGTCAATTAATTATTAACCCTGCACAAACATTTTTTAAGAGTGTTCAGGTTGATAATGGTAACCAAGTTGTAGCAGACGACTTTGTTGATACACTTAACTTAATAAGCGGAACTGCTATATCAATGGCAGTTGACAGTGCTGCTGAATCAATTACCATTACTAACGATGGTGTTACTCAATTAACAGCAGGTGCAGGAACTAGTGTAAGTTCAGCAACAGGAAACATAACAGTTACTAACACGGGTGTGTTAAGTTTAACAAGCACAACAGCACTACCAAGTGGTAGAACTGAAGGTGCTGGTGTTAACATAAGTGGAAGCACTGGTAGTGGATTAAAAATAACCAATACGGGTGTGCTGGATATTCAAGCAGGTAGTGCAGCACTAACAGTGTTTACTGATGCTGCTACTGGTATTGTTACAATTACAAACGCTGCTGCGGCTGGTAATGCATTTAGATTTGTTAATGTAGACGGCGCAGCAACTTCAATGGAAGCAGACTCAGTTGCTGGAACACTTAATTTAGTATCAGGAAATGGTATTACATTATCAGATGATACTGGCACTGACACAGTAACGGTAGCATTTAGCGGTGTTGCTGATATTACTGGTAGCGTATTTTCAGATGATTCAACCAAGATGGTCGATGCAGTTGAAAATGAAATATATGCAAGTGGTGGTATCTATGGAAATCTTACAGGGAATGTTACAGGAGATGTTACAGGCAATGTAACTGGAAACTTGGTAGGAGATACAACAGGTTACCACACTGGCGATGTTAAGGGTTCAATATTCGGTGACGATTCAACGAAACTTGTTGATGCTGTTGAAGGTGAGATATACGGTGACTTTTACGGAACACTTAAAAATCAAACTTGGACGGCTGGATATAATGATTTTCTAACTATTAAAAATGATGGCACATTAGATACAGAATACAACAATGGCCCAATCATTGACGTTATAGGTGACGGCAGTGATTTCTTCAAGCGTGAAGTTACAACCAACGGTGTAAGAATTATGGGTGCTGGCACGGTGGGTGGACAAACAGCAGTGCCAGATGCTTGGTTAGAAAAAGTTGGTCGCATGTTTGAATTGTTTACAGATCCAACTGGCGAAGGTATTAACCAAGAATATCAAAGAGCGTTAATTAAAACACTAAGTGGTGACACAGGAACATATCACGAAGGACTTCCAACCATACAAAGAGTGGCAAGAGGTGCTGGTGACGATTACTCCACAAACTTCTTAACTGACGAAGGTATTGTATTTTGGAACCTAACTAATCTGTTTGACACTCACGTGCAAAATGACATGGTGTGGTATTTGAATTCGACAGGTGCTGGATATGGTGTTGGAGATACAGATGCACAAGAAGTAATTGAACACGTATTCCATACGCTACACATGCACGGTTTACCTGCAGATGACATAAAATTATATGAGTTCTTAGCACCTGATTGGGACACCAGTGATTTGTATAATGCAATGGTAGAAGCATATGACGCAGGCAAGTGGGATCCATCAGGGTATAATAGTCCGGCAGATGCTTTCAAAACCGATCCTGATGCATTTGAAGTAGCCGCAAAAGAATACTTGTATCTACTAAACTTCTGTATGTTTGAATACACAGAATTATGGGATGGCGGAAGTCTTGCTCCAGAATGGACAGATGATATGCGCACTCAAGCAGGCATTCAAGCAAATAACCCATTGGGTTATGCATTCCACAACCAATACATTGCTCCGGTTATTAGTAAGATACCACTGGCTACTATTAGAAGCATATTCCAAGATGGAAACACACCAGCACAGGACGATCCAAGTTTGGCAGGTGCGTCAGGATATGTAGTTGATACGGCAACTGGTGCAATACAAATTGTTGCTACGGGAGATTTAGATCTTACAGCAGGTGCTGGATACACAATTAATGCAAATAGAAATATTGTAGCATCAGGTGGTGTTACTGGTAATACCACAGGTTACCACACAGGCGACATGACTGGATCAGTTTTTGCTGATGATTCAACAATGCTAGTCGATGGCACTAATGGCGTTTTAAGAGGAACACACATTGGCGATGTAATTGGATCAGTGTTTGCTGATAACTCAACACTGTTAGTAAACGGAGTGGACGGAACATTGTATTATGAACCAGGAACACCGGGTGATTGGGATGGTGATGCTCCAACGACCGTAGGCGAGGCGCTGGATAGATTGGCCACGTTGATCAAAACATTAAATGCTGGAACGGGGGCGTAGGTAGATGGCTAAACTAACAGTAAACATCGGAACAAGCGCAAACGACAGAACGGGTGATAACCTACGCACAGCGTTTAACAAGATCAATCAAAACTTTAATGAGTTATATGTTGGACCGCCACAGTTAACACAGGCTGAGATAGATGCACTTACACCAGTTTTTGGAATGATGGTTTACAATACAACAACAGGAAAATTTCAGGGTTATGCTGCTGATGCCAATAATGACAGTGCAGCAGGGTGGGCTGATCTCCACTAAATATAGATATAGGAATCGAAATGGCAGACATACAAACAATTAATGTAGGAAACTTAGTAAACGATGGTCTTGGTGATGATCTAAGAACCGCGTTCCAGAAAGTGAATGCTAATTTCGCTGAACTAAATGCTGGACTTACTATTACTGCTGAAAATGCCAGTGATGCTCTTCCTGGAGTATTTCTTGAAAAAGTAAACAATACACTTAGATTTAGATCCTTAGTAAATGGAACCAAGATATTAATTGAGGAAAGACCAGGACAACTAGTAATTAATTCTACTCAAGAAGATGCGTTCATAAAATTTGACACTGATAGTGGAAGCATTTCTGCGTCTACTTATGAACAAATTACACTACAAGGTATCGCTGCACCGTTATCAGAGACTGGCACAAAGGATATCGAAGTTACAACATCAGGTAGTTCCGTAAACTTTAAAACAGTAGTTCCTGTAACTGAATATCTAACAACTTATGACTTTGGAACAATAAATGGAACTTACGCAAATGCTATTCAATTATCGCTGCAGGCTTCGAACATAGATTTCGGGACACTAACATATTCATCGGATATCAATCTCGACTGCGGCGGACTAACCTAGGAGGTAAACACTTATGGCAGTGACTTGGACAACGCCAGCAGGAAGCCTAGGAACTCTTGAAGAAAGAATTATTACCTCGGTTACTATAGAAGCGACTACCGATACTAACAATCCTATTACATATTCCTTAATTGCGGGAGAAATCCCCAAAGGAATGACTATTACAGGAAATCAAATAACTGGTTCACCTGCTGAAGTTACTAAATTTACAGAATATAGATTTGTTATACGTGCCGATGATGGTGACAAGGAACAAGATCGAACATTTAAAATTAGTGTTGACGGTGCTGATATTCCAGAATGGATTACACAAGAAGGTTTTCTAAACGTTGGACCTGGTCAGGCATACTTTGTTCTCGATGATGCACAGGTTGATTTTCAGTTAGAAGCAACTGATTCAGATGTTGTAGCAGGTGATGTTTTAGAATACTATCTAGTTCCTAACAGTGGAATTTTACCTTACGGACTTTCAGTTTCAAAAACTGGAAGAATAACTGGTTTTACAAAGCCGATACCGGCAATAGATTATGCAACGTCAATAACGGGTGCGTATGATACTGCATCCTTTGATACGGTGCCTTTGGATATAGCAAAGAATAACAGTTTAGGATTTGATAGTTTTTTCTATGATAATCAATACTACGATTACGGTGAACAAGGTATTGTTCCAAAAAACTAAGCAGAGTATACACGTTTGGTATTGCAATTACTGACGGAGTAAATGCAGTAAATAGAATTTTTAAAATTTATGTTGTATCAGAAGATTTTTTAAAGTCTGATAATACCCTGGTCCAAGTTGATACAAATTTATTCCAAGCAGATGCTACTAGTTCTAGAGTTCCATTATGGATTACCGATTCATATCTTGGCAGATATCGTGCAAACAATTATGTAACACTGTTCTTGGACGTTTATGATCCGCCAACACTTTCAGGAGTAATAAGTTACTTCCTAGTAGATAACAATCCAGACGGAACACCAAGCACGTTACCTCCGGGGTTGGTTCTTGATACCACAACAGGAGAACTTGCTGGAAAGGTTCCTTATCAGGCAGCAGTTACTACAACATACAAATTTACCATGAAGGCAGTAAACTTTCCTGCCAGCATTGCCCAATTAAATTATACACTAGTCGGCGATTGGAGCTCAACTAGAATCTATCAACCAGACGAAGCAGTAAGGTATGATGGATTTGTTTACGTCTGTAAACAAGAAAACATAAATCAAATTCCGGATGTTGCTAACAGCATCTATTGGGAACTGGGTGTTGGAACTACCGATAAGACATTCACCGTTGATATCATAGGTGAAATTGAAAGTTCGATTGCATGGAATTCTACTACAAATCTTGGAGTTATTAAACCAAATCAACCTAGCAAACTTTCCGTTGAAGCAACCAGCCAATTGTATGGTGGAAGAGTTACATACAAGATTACCGAAGGAGATCTTCCTCCCGGATTAGAATTTTTGTCAAACGGAAACATTATTGGAAAGGTTACGCAATTTGCTGATGACGACCAAAAAGGATTAACAAGATTCTTTGATAGAGACAGCAGTGAAGTTGATAGCACTGGATCCGTAACGTATGATACAACATTTGACAATCAAGCATCGAGTTATGATAGAGTGTTTTCCATCACTGTGGAAGCATCGGATTCTTCAGGATTAGCCAAGGATACAAGAAAATTTACAATTACCGTAGTTTCAAACAGTCAAAAAACTTTTTCAAACATATACGTAAAAGCATTGCAAAACAAGAATAAAAGACTAGAATGGTTTAATTTTATTACGGATTCAACTTTGTTCATACCTGACGATATCTATAGATATGGTGATAAGAACTTTGGAGTTCAGACAGAAATTAAGAGTTTAATATTTGCAGGCATAGAAAGTGTAACAGCAAACGGTGTTGTGCAAGCCATGAGCAGAAACCATTACAATAAAAGATTCACATTTGGTGCCCTTAAAAAAGCGCAAGCCAAGGATCCAATCACACAAAAAATAATTTACGAAGTTGTATACGTGGATCTAATTGACGAATATGAGAAAGCAGGAAAGAGTATTTCCAATGAAGTGGAATTGAAAGATAACATCAACAGTAAAGTATTGGTAAGTTATGATAATATAACCATAGATAGCGACATACCTTTTGCAAGTGATGCAGATCTGCAGAGAGTATTTCCTAATTCGGTCAAGAATATGCGTAGTAGAATTAGCGATATAGGTGAAAGAGATAGAGAATTTTTACCATTATGGATGCGCAGTATCCAATCAACAGCAACCTTTGAACTAGGATTTACCAAGGCATTGGTGCTATGTTATGCAAAGCCAGGAAAGGCTGATGCTGTAATTTCAAGAATAAAAGCCAATGCATTTGACTTTAAGACCGTAGATTTTGTTGCTGATAGATACATAGTTGATATATTGGATGGTCAAATACAGGACACATATATACAGTTTCCACAGGATAGGATTACCAAGCACAGCGATTCGCCGCCAAAACCGGATAATAATGATAAAAATCCAAACGATAGAAGAAGTGGCGGATTTAGAGTAGTCGCAAGTGGGTTTTAGCAATCTGAATTGTGATAAATATATACTGAATACAACGGAGATAACAACGTGGCTAGATCGAATAACAGTTTAATAAATTATTTAAGCATTAATGAAAACTTCCCTGTAGCAGGGCAGGACAATGATACACAGATTTTTAGAGATAATGCTGATACCATTAAAACCAGTCTAAGAAATGCGAAGGATGAACTGACAGATATTCTTACAAATGCTGCATACAAGGACGAAGATAACGATTTCGAATTAAATTCAATTTCAAAAGCAGTCCTAATTAATAATAGAATTGGAAAATTTGATGGTGGGTCTGTAACTGCTTCTCCTACTACCATTGATTACAAAAACGGTGATTATCAAATTTATAGAGTTGGTGGAAATATTTCCATGGACTTTCTTAACTTCCCAGGAGATCCAGTTTTTAGTTCGGAAGTGACTCCAATTGGAATGGGAAAAGTTACGCTGGAACTTTACAGCGACGGTTCATCTAGAACCGTAAACTTCTTAACATCCGGCGGAACTATAATTAAAAGCAAGGACTTTCCAGGTTATTCAAGCGGATCTCCAGTGCTTACACTAACATCATCAACCGATCCTGTGTTTGTTGAAGTATGGAGACATAGCACTGCTGTTATATACATGAGATATGTCGGCGCCTTTGCATAATGTTTCACCCTCTTCAAGAAGACCCAAAAGAACTTACAGATACTGAATTAACCCAAAAAATATCAGAATTGGGCAAAAAATATACCACTGCCGCACGTTTAGGCAATGGACAACTGTTGACACAACTCCAAACATTTGTTACAATATATAGAGATGAATTACGTAGACGAGCAATGCAGCCTACAAAAACAAATGATGAAGATAAGGATTTGGATCAACTAATAAATGTCGACTAATACAATAACAGAAGTAATACAAGGAATAAAAAAACACGGGCCTGAAATACTGGAACACTGTGTTATGAATGATGCTGATTCGTATATGGAACGAATTGAGAAGGAATTCTTGGATTATCCCAAACCAAAAAACAAATTAGATACAAATAATTGGTTCATGCCTGACAGTTATAAGGACATGGATATTGAAAAATTTATACTAGATTCGTGTAAGTCGCAGGACTATAAAGATAGAGCATTAGTAGAATTGGAAGAATTTTCCAAAAGGAACCTAATCATGTTGTTAAAACAGGTAAAATATATAGTTGATACATTACGTAAAAACAATATAGTATGGGGTGTTGGAAGAGGATCAAGTGTTGCGAGTCTTGTGCTTCACATATTAGGGGTCCATAAGATTAATCCGATTAAATACGATATACCACTAAACGAATTCTTTAAACAAGGAGACTAAAATGACAACAATTAAAAGTATGCGCGGCAAAGAGATTGATATGGAAAAACTTAATCTTAAAAATGAAACATTACCAGCAGTTGGTAATATGAAAGTAAATGCTCGCGGTGATGAAATTGGCAAGGGCGGTAAAGTAGTAAGAACCAGAGAAGAAATTCTTAAGGACTACTATGATAAGAACCCTAGAGCAATTGAAGAAGAAGTTGTAAATAGATCTAAAAAAGGTTAATTGAAAATGATTAAAGGCGAAGTAAGGGCTATCCGTGGTGATGTATTAGTAACTGACATGCATTTCGGCGAAACTACAACTGCCGGTGGAATTATTATCCAATCAGATGATGCAAAGGCACATGGCGTTAAACCAAGATGGGCGAAGGTTTATGCAAAAGGTTCTGAGAACAAGGATCCATACGAAGTAGGTGATTGGGTTCTCATTGAACACGGACGTTGGACTAGAAAAATTGAGATCGAGAATGAGAAGGGTGAAAAGATTGATTTACAGAAGGTCGAAGTTGAATCCATCCTAGCATGGCAGGATGAAGCCCCTTCAAACTTAGCATACTTTGGTCAAGAATACAGCGACGGTGCAACGGCAACATACGATCCTAGTATGTTCGTTAATAATTAGAATATTCTAATACAGTTTAATAACTATACACCTTATCTGGACACAATCTAAACGTTAGCGCACTTCTAGGTCCTCTTGTGGTGTTAATGGATACCTCCCCTGATTTTGGATGGAATTCGATTTTTGTTATCTTTGCCTTGTCATTCTTCTTTCCAACAAGGATTTCTTGTCCTACTTCTAGGTTTAAACTAAGATTTTTAATCATGGGATTCTCCTTTTTAACAACGATTGTTGTAAAAATATTTACCATAAAACTTGACAACAGTAAACAGATAGTATATAATAATAACATATTAGACTAAAGGAGTAATACATGAATGTAGATCTAAACAAATATAAAGAATTTGTAGAACAAGTAACATCAAAAGAAAGCAATCAACTGAGTGAAATGTTCTACAGGGCAAAAGACATTGAAGCAAACAATCCCAATGTCAATGTTGCATTGCTACTAACAGGAGCAATTGGTATTGCTTCAGAAGGAGGAGAGTTTAGTGAAATTGTTAAAAAATGCGTATTCCAAGGTAAACCAATGGATGATGAAACTGTCTTTCATTGCAAACGAGAACTTGGCGATATTATGTGGTATTGGATTAATAGTTGCCGGGCATTGGGTCTCGATCCTAATGAAGTCGTAGCAGAAAACGTAAACAAACTTAAAGCACGTTACCCAGGCGGTGAATTCGATGTTCACTATTCAGA